CGCTTGACATTGAATTGTTTTTCACAGCTCCATAGATTGTTTGCTTTTCGATGGACTGGGAAAAATTCGAGTGTCGTTTGAAGGTGCTGCTGAAGAACGAGATCTCGGGTTTCCCCATGATGAACTGGTCCTGAGCACCTATGGCGATGAGCTGGGTGATTCCCGCTGACATCGTTACTACTACTATGTGAGAAAATTACAGATTGCCTTTAAGACACGTGAACTTGACGATGAGATAGTTCGGGGTACCCGCCGTGTTCGGTAAGATTCCATCGCCGTCTTGATTCATGATATTCACGGTAAATTTATCAACCTTCCTCAGTGGGTTTATGTATTGCGTGCTGACGTCGTAATCACCCTTAAAGTTGGTGATGTGATTCGCGGTACCGACGGCGGTGACATCGGAAATTAAAGACGCGAAAACACCCTTGATCTTACCGATGGTTCCGACCCCGTTGAGCACGGGGGTCGCCCTGTCGTTGAAGTTGGAATCGAGTTCATCGATACTGATGTAAATGTGTTGATTAGACGTCTTCGTGTGAACGTGCGCGGCCAGGAGTTTCGCCTCGACGACGTTCTTGAGTGGAATTTCCAGGTAGCTGGTGAAAGTGTTCGCAGCCGCCTGACCATTGGAGTCGATGGTGATGGTGTGGTACTCGTAATTGAGATCGGGAACCATGTTACTATACGTTTAGATTAAAGATCCGCCGATACCCCCGGAGATGGAGTAGCCGGCGTGGTCGGCGACGAGACCCTGCGCACCGCAGAGACCGCCCGGGGTCAGAGACTTGCTGTAGGGGCTGCCGTTAGGAGCGCCGGCGACACACTCCTCGCTGTGGTCGAGATCGAAGAGGGATCCCTGGCTGACGGCGTTGATGGTGATCGGCCTGGGTTGGTACCCGGAGGACCCACCCTGGAGGACGGTCAGGACACAGATGAGACCGAAGAGGACGGCCATGTACATGAGCGCGCCGCGGTTGGTCTTGTTGAATTTGAGGAACATATTTACTATATGTCTACAAAAAAAGTGCGTTAAAGAGAAACGTAATAATTATTATTAGAGGGTAGAGATGGACGACATTACCCTGGACCGTGGACGTACCAACGTGATGAAATTGGATGCTGACGAACAGGCTCTTTATGATGAGATCGAAATTTCCGTACCTCGCGCCAAACCTGTCCCACGCCCGCAGAAGAGCGCGTTCGGTACCCGCCCTCCTCCGCAACACCAGGAGGCAATGGATGCATTCGTGAACCCGGATAAGCAGTCCGTTCCCAATGCAGCACATCCCATGCAAAACGAAGAAATCGATTACGGCGATGAGGACGATGAGATGGATTTCGACGACGACGACGGTCCCGGCATGCGATCAGAGGAACAGAAACCCACTCAGGGGTACACCTCCATCGACGAGGAGAAGAGTGATCTCTTGAACAAATTAGCTCGCCTGGAGAAGAAAGGATTTACCGTGAACAAGAGACTCAACGCGTACTCGAACGTCGAGGAGCTTCGGTCGGAAGTAAAAAGAATCACGTACAGCATCGATGTCGAGCAATCGATTCGATTCTCGCGACGTATGTTGGTGGCCTGTGTCACCGGTCTTGAGTTCCTCAACAAGCGGTATAACCCTTTCGAGATTCAACTCGAAGGTTGGTCCGAATCCGTCATGGAGAACGTTGATGACTATGACGGTGTCTTCGAGGAGTTGTACGTCAAGTACCGATCGAAGGTCAGCGTCGCCCCCGAGGTGAAGCTGATCATGATGCTCGGCGGTTCTGCGATGATGTACCACTTAACCAATTCGATGTTCAAGACTGCCATCCCGAACATGAACGACGTGATCAAACAAAATCCAGAGCTCGTGAAGAATATGATGTCCGCTGTGCAGAACACGGCACCGAGGAACCCCGACGAGCCGTTCGTGGAACCCCCAGTGGGCGGTACGGGCAACTATGAGATGCAGGGTCCCGGACTCGATATTGCGAGCTTGATGGGTGGGATTTCTATGCCGCCTCCTATGCCCATGAATTCTAACTTGAACGCCGGTGGGAGCCGACCGCCCCCGATCGAAGAGGAGGATGAGTTGAGCGATATTATGTCTATTTCAGGCGAGAGCACAGGCGGAGAGATTAAGGAGGTCAACGTCGAAGGGGGTAAACCGAAAAAGCGTCGCAAGACGACCAAAAAGAATGAAATTAATTTGTGATGTTAATAATATATGATAGCGTATTGCCCGCTGGAGGATCTCGAACCTCCTCCGCAGCGGCGGCCCGAGGTGGCCGTCGCTCCCCAGAAACCACAGCCCGAGAAAGGAGATGAGGATACCGAGTTGAACTATGTGATCCTGGCCTTCATCGTAGGTGTGGTCATGTTAGCTGTATCGGACCAAATGAAAAAGTAAGTCGATTATCTACCTGAGGGTCTACCCCCCGATGGTAAATAATCTGGGTACATAGTAAATGATGTCGACGTACAAGAAAAAGGCAAAGGCCGCGACGAAGATTCAATCGGTGTACAGGGGCGGCCGCAACCGTAAAAAAATCGTCAAGAATTTGAACACGAACGGTACGCGGCTGTCTAGGGCGATACTGGTCGCCAGGAAAAAACCCGTGTACGAGAAGAATCTCGTAAATGCGTACCTGAAAAGGGCTAACCGACGAAAGTAATTAAAGACGTGGGGCTACATGGGTATATGACCGACGGGAAAATTTGTACCAAATGTAAGGTGTTCAAATCGTTTGGTGAGTTTTCGAATGACAAACAGAAAAAAGATGGATTTGGGTCTAACTGTAAATCGTGTAAAAAGGAGTACGATAAAGGGTATTACGTAGCTAATGCGGACAAGAAAAAATTACAGACGAAGAAATACTATGAAGAAAATGGGGTCGAACAAAGCGCCAAACATACAAAATACATGAGAACTAGGCGTCAAACCGACGAAGCGTTCAATCTATTGTGGAATCTTCGGCGCCGGTTGCACCATGCACTCAAAGGGAACCGAAAATCTACGTCGACCATGGAACTCACCGGTATGGAATCGAGTCAGGATATATTGAAATATCTATACGAAAAGAGTCCCCGATTCGAGGGTGTACCGCTAACCGAATTACACGTCGACCATGTCATACCGTGTGCCGCATTCGACATGATGAACGTTGATCACCAACGTGTCTGTTTCCATTACACAAATCTACAGCTACTCACACCGGCCGAGAATCTATCGAAAAATGATTCCGTACCGCCGGGGTTCGACGTCGACGATTACGTAAAAAAGCATTTGCCTCGGGGGAATTCGTCTTTCTTCTCCTCGGCGGTTTTACCGTTACCGTGAATTTTGAACCCGCCCTGTCGGTACACTTTGACGCGTTTGTAGTACATTGCACTGAAAACGCTCCACGGATCGTTTACATCGTAGATGTGCGGGTTGTTCTTTTTACCCGCAGTTTCACGCATGATACGTCCGATAGATTGGACGATGTCCGATTTCGGACTCGCCAATATAACTGTGTCCAAAGTTGGGATATCCAACCCTTCGTGCGCTTGGGAAAATGTCGCGAAGATGATCTTCTTCTTCGACGATTCTTGGAGGGCCTTTTCTTTCATGCCTCCCATGTACAGACCAGAAGTCGTGGGAAAACACTGGTGGAGCATTTCGCAGTGAAGTCGCCGGTCGCTCAAGACCAGTAATTGTCTCGACCCCGCCGACGCCTTTTTTACCAGTTCCACCAACATCTTATTCCTCTGTCGGTCCTCGACGAGAAGTGTAATCATGTTCGGCATCGATATCTTACCGTTTCGCATACTGGGCGGCGGATTTTTGTAATTCGGCGAATCAAAGGTGACCGGAAAGACTTCGACCTGTTCCTGGTTCTTCCGCTCGACTGCAAAAAACGTTGGGCCCATAAACCAGTGCAAAACTTTGGTAAGACCGTCTTTTCGCTCAGGGGTAGCCGAGAGGCCGAAAATGTGGCGTGGGCACATTTTAAACAGGGACTGACTGAACACCTTGGCACAAATGTGATGCGCTTCGTCGACTATGACCGTCCCGACCGAATCGAAATCGTCGAAGGAGTATTCTTTGAGTGACAGAGATTGAAGCATGGCAATCACAAAGTCGCAACCCTCGACCTCCTTCTTATTCTGTTGGACGACACCTATGGTCGCGCCGGGACAAAATTGTTGAATACGCTCACGCCATTGATCCGCGAGAAACTGTTTGTGCACGACGATCATCGTGCGGTAGCCGAG